TCAACAGCAAAGCCATCTGGGACTCCCACAACGCTCAAAACTCCCGTCAACGGAAGGACTAAATCATGGTGACCAAGCTCGTCTCCTCGCCGCGCATCCGTGCGGTCATTCTCTCCGAGGCCGCAGGTCAGCGCAGCCGCGAAAACGTGGTCGTGACGCAAGCGGGCACGGCACTCGAATCGGGTCAACTGCTGACCCAGACAGGCGATGCCGGCGCAGGCACGTTCGCCATGACGGCTGGTTCCACCGGCAACCCGACGGCGGGCACCATCACGGTGGGTGCGGCGGCCATGCCAGGCGTCTACACCGGTACGTTCACGGCGGCCACCAAGTTCGATGTGGAAGATCCTGACGGCGTGAAGATCGGCACCGGCACCCTCGGCTCTGCCTTCAGCAAGGCCGGCTTGGGCGTGACCGTGACTGCCGGGGGCACCGCCGCGGTGGCCGGCGACTCCTTCACCATCACGCTCGCCGTCGGCACGCTGAAGTACGTCGCCTATACCGCCTCCGGCGCTGCCGGCCCTGCCGACGCGGTGCTCTACAACTACCTGCCGGCCAAGACCGGCGACACCAAGGCCGTGGCCTTCGTGCGCGACGCCGAACTGAACCGTTTCGAGTTGACCGGGCTCGACGCCGCGGGGCAAGCCGACTTGGCGAAGAAGGGGCTGATCGTGCGGGGCACCGCTGGCCTGCCGACCAACAGCACCCCGGCTCTGTAAAAACCGCGACGCCACTTTTGGAGAAACCATGGCAACCCTCGACATTTTCAACGACGACGCGTTCGCGGTGTCGGCTCTCACGCAGACCATCACGGACATCCCCCGTACACCGACGAAACTCGGTGACATGGGGTTGTTCAACCAATACGGCATCCCGTCCCTGACGATGATGATCGAGCGGCAGGGCGCGTCCCTGAAGCTCGTGCCCACCGCCCCCCGTGGCGGCGTGCGTGAGCCGGTCTCGCTCGGCCGTCGCAACCTGATCCCGATTGCCGCCTCCCACCTGCCGCAAAGCGCCTCGGTGCTGGCAGACGAGGTGCAAGGAATCCGGGCCTTCGGCAGCGAGACCGAGGTCGAAGCTGTGACGCCTCTGGTCAAGCGCAAGCTGGCGCTGATGAAGGGCAACCTGGACCTGACGCTGGAATACCACCGCGTCGGGGCGCTGAAGGGCCTCGTGCTCGACGCCGACGGCTCCTCGGTCATCCTGAACGTGTACGACACGTTCGGTATGACGCAGGAAGTGCAGTTCTTCAACGTGGCCACCGCCGCCAGCGGCGCCGACGTGAAGGCGGCATCCCGATCCCTGAAACGCAAGATCCAGGCGAAGCTGGGCGGCCGTTCGATGAGCGGCATCCGCGCCATCGTGTCGGAGGGATTCTTCGACAAGCTCACCGGCAACAACGACCTGAAGGAAGCCTGGAAGCTGTGGCAGAACGGCCAGTACAGCCGCGAATTGCAGGACGAGGAATCGTTCACGTTCGCCGGCGTGAACTACACCGTCTACTCGGGTGGCGTCGGCAACACCGACTTCATCCCCGACGGCAAGGGCTACGCCTTTCCGGTGGGCGTGCCCAACATGTTCCAGCAGGCATTTGCGCCGGCCGACTACATGGAGACCGTGAACACGAACGGCCTTCCCTACTACGCCAAGCAAGAACTGATGAAGTTCAACAAGGGCGTGGAGATGGAAAGCCAGTCGAACCCGATCACGTTCAACGCACTGCCGGAACTGGTCATCGAACTCAACGTCGCTGCGAGCTAAAGCATGATCGGCGCCTTCGAGCGCATGTCGAAGGGAGTCCTCGCCGTCCTCGGAGAGGACTCCTTTCTACGTGGCGAGACCACCCCGTACCGGGTCAACGTCGAGCACGGCGTGGACGTCGTTGGCCTGAATGAAGACATGGTGGTGCAGCGAGCGATTGCCACCATCCCGTCTGCTGCCAACCCCAAGGTCGGTGACACCCTCGTGCACCCGGACGGCACCTACCGACTGGACGTGCTGCACGAGAACAACGGCTACAACCTCGCGTTCATCCTGCTCAAGTTGTGAGAGTCGCCTTCAAACTCACCGAACTCGAGGCGCTCGCCGACCGCCTGGGCCATCTGACGCCCGACGGGTTCACCGTGGATGCGATCAACCAGGTGCTCGATAGCACCTACGACCTGCTGCGCACCACGATGCTCTCAGGCATCAACCTGACGGACGACTACCTGCAGCGCAGCATGCAGGTCGAGCGCGCCACGGAGAGCAAGCCCGAGGCATCGATCACGACTTTCGGCGGCAAGGCTTACCTGACCAACCTATCGCACTACGGAGCCATGCAGGAGACGCGCGCGGTCAACTGGACCAACGAGGCGATCCAGGCGGCGGGCCACAAGCTCGGCGACTGGCCGGGGTGGACGCGTCGTAAAGGCAACGCACCGCTGGGCATCGAACCGAACCGGAAGGCGGCGGGCAAGAGTGTCGAGGTCGTGCGCGGTCGGCGCAAGTCGATGAATCCGGTCTTCAGCATCCCCGGCAAGAGGGACAAGGAGGGCAACCTGATCCTGTTCAGTCGCAACGCGGCGGACAAGGTGCAGGCCAAGACGGGCCCATCACCGTACCAGCTGGCCCGCCACGCCATTCCGCTGATCTACGACAACGTGGCCGACGACCTGCGAGATGCAGTGATCGATGCCGCCGAGCGCGAATTCACCAAGGCCCTCAAATGAGCGAACTCTTTTTCACCGCAGGCGCAGTGGCTACGGAGATTGCCCGCCGACTGGCGACCATCCGGCAACCGGTGCTCGATGGCGAAGGAGACCCCATTCCTGACGACACCGCGCTCGCATCCGCCGAGACGAACATCGGCCGCAAGGTGATGCGAGGTCGTCGCCGGCTCCCCGCCGACGAGGAGACCCCCTGCATCATCATCGCCGAGGGCCCGGACACCGTGGAGGCCCGCCCTGGTCGGGCGCCGCAGGTGTACATCCAACAGGCGTACACCATCGACGCCTTCGACGCGTGCGACCCGGACAACCCGAACGACAAGGCCCACGCCATGATCCGTGACATCAAGCGCGCCATCTTCTCCGACGGCACCACCCTGGGCGGACAGGTGAAGGCGTGCGACTACGTTGGGCGCGACATCGGCCCGAGGCCGGACGGCGTGGCCCTCGTGCAGGCCCGTGTCGTCATCAACGTGTCCTACGTGGAGACCTTGCACACCCCGTAACCCGAAATTGGGCCGCAGGCCGGGTATCTCCAAAACCCGGACACTGCGCGGTATTCAACCCCCTGCCGTGTACTGCGGCTATCTGAAGGAGATTTTCCATGGCTGCACGCAGTTTTCTCGGCGCGGGTGACATCTACATCGAGCGCCTGGTCGCCGGTGTTTCGCAGGGCCTCGTCGGTCCGATCTACGCTGAAAAGTTCGAGATCAAGCCCAACGTGGAGAAGAAGGAATCGACCAGCAAGGGCAAGAACGACTACGGTCAGGTGCTTGAGTCGGTGTCGATCGCCAAGCCGGCCGAATTGACACTCGAACTGAAGGAAGTCGTGGGTGACATCCTGGTCATGGCCTTCCTCGGCACCTCGACCACGCTGACGCAGTCCTCGGGCACGATGACCGACCAAGCGTTCACCGCCAAGAAGGGGTTCTGGGTCCCCCTGAACCACAAGAACCTGACCGGCACGATCACCATCGAGAACTCGGGCGGTACGGTCACCTATGTCGAGAACACCGACTACGTGCTCAACCGCGACATGGGCTGGGTCAAGATTCTGACGGCCAGTGCCATCGCCGACGCAGCCACGCTCCATGCTTCCGGCACATACGGCGCGGCCTCGGGCTCGGTGATCTCGGGCGCCACGCAGACCGAAGTGCGTGCGAAAATCTTCTTCGACGGCAAGAACCAGGCCGACGGCTCGATGTGCCAAGTGACCGTGTGGGAAGCCATCGTGGCCGCCGACTCGGCGTTCGACTTCCTGGCCAACGACTTTGGCACCGTGTCGCTCAAGGGCTCCATGAAGACCCCGGTTGGCAAGACCGAGCCGTTCATCGTGGAACTGCAACCGGTCGCGTAACCCTCGACCTGACGTGGCGGGGCTGAACCCTGCCCGTGAACCCGCCACGTCTCGAAAGAGGCTGGCGGGTTTTTCTTTGGACCACACATGGCTACTTCACCTCGTGACGTCAAGCTCGGCCTCTCAGTCGAGACGACCGGTCAAGAGCAGATCAAGAAACTGCAGGCTTCCATCGCGGCCCTCGCGAAGGAAGGCGGCGATGCCGCGCCTGAGTTTCAGGCATTGGCTGACGAGATCGCCAGGCTGGGCGACCAGCAGGGCGCGATAGGCGCGTTCCGCGAACTGTCGAACCAGTTGCAGGTGCTGACGCAGCGGGAGGACGAGACCGCCGCCGCCGCCGCCGCGCAGGCACAGCGCCTGACGGAAGCCAGCAGGGCGGCCGACAATGCGCGCGCTGCGCAGGAGCGCGCCGCCGAGGTCCAGCAGAAGGCCGCCACCGCGTACCGTGCCGCCAACGACGCGCTGGTCTTGCAGCGAGCCACGTTCGACAGCACCGGCGCGCGGATGGAGGACCACAAGGCCAAGGTGCTGGAACTGACTGCGGCCAAGATCAAGGAGCGCGCCGCGCTCGACTCCGCGAACGAGGCCTACACCGAGGCCAAGCGAGAGGCGGACGACCTCGCGCGCGCCCAGGCGACCCTGGAGAAAGCCTACGCACGCAGCAACACCGCTGCCGAGCGCGCGGCCGCTGCGGCACGCGCACAAACTGAGGTGGTCGCCCAGGCCGCGCAGTCCGCCGAGGCGCTAGGGGTGTCCACCTCGAGCCTCGCCACGGCGCAGGTCCAGTTGGCAACACGCTTCGCGCAGGTCGAGGCAGAGGCGCAGACACTGAGCGGTCAGTTGCGCATCATGGAGCAGGCCGAGCAGGAGACTGCGCAGGCCGCCCGGGCGGCGGCCACCGCGGCGGAGGAGCAAGCCGCAGCACTCAAGCGGGTCGACGCTGACCGAGTGGCTACGGAGACGCGCGCCCTGGTGGACGCCGAGCGCCTGCTCGCCGCGGAGTTCCAGTTTGCCGCGGAGTCCGCGCAACGACTGGTGGCGGCCCAGAACGACGCAGTGGCGGCTGCCGCGCGCCTCAAGCGCGAGCAGTCGGACGAAGCGACCCGCCAACTCGCGGTGGCCCAGGGGTTCCTGAGTACGGAACTCCAACTGGTGGCCGACGCCGCAGAGCGCGCAGCGGCCGATCAGCGCCGACTCGACGCGGCGCAGGAAGAGACGGCGCAGTCGGCGCAGCGTGCCGCCGCCGCCGCCGCAGAGGCGGGGCAGCGGATACAAGCTGCGTTCGGCACTGTGGGCGTGCGTAGCGCGGAGCAATTGAAGGCCGAGATCGACCAGGTGCGTAGCGCCATGGTGGCCCTGTCCGCGCACGGTCGCGAGACGGGTGCGTCGCTCTCCGGTGCGTTCTCGGCTGGTGAGGCCAAGATCAAGGCCTTGGAGCGAGACCTGCGCGAGTTGAACGGCCAACTCACATTGGGTGATAGGGCCGCGAAGTTGTTCTCCAACTCGCTCGGGCAGATCGCCGGTGGCAACATCATCGCCGACGCCGTGGGCGCCCTTGTCGAGAAGGTGAAGGAACTCGGGCGCGCGTTCATCACGGTCATCACGCAGACCGAGAGCATGCGCCGCGGCCTCGCTGCGATCTACGGCAGTGCCGCCACGGCCACTGCGCAGATCGAGTTCCTGCGCAGCACGTCGCTCAAGGCGGGCGTCTCGATGTCTGGCATCGCGGACTCGTTCGTGCGGTTCAGCGCCGCTACGCAGCAGTCGAACATCCCGCTGAAGGTGACCAACGATTTGTTCGCCTCGGTGACCCGGGCGGGCAGCACGCTGGGCCTGAGCAGCGATCGCGTGTCGCTGGCGCTTGACGCCCTGGGGCAGATGGCCTCGAAGGGCGTGGTCAGCATGGAAGAGTTGCGCCAGCAGTTGGGCGACAGCCTGCCAGGTGCACTGAGCATCGCGGCCAGGGGGCTAGGCCTGACGGAGGCGGAACTCATCAAACTGGTGGAGAGCGGGCAACTGGCGGCCCGGGACCTGTTCCCCGGCTTGATCGAAGGGCTCAAGTCGTTGCAGGGAGAGAGCAACACGATCGTGGGTGCATGGGGCCGCCTGAAGACGGCCTTCACGACGGTCGCGGAGGCCTCTGGCGACGCCGGCTGGTCGGACGTGCTGCGCGGAGCCCTGGAGGCCTTGCGCGTGGCTGCAGGCCTGCTGTTGACGCCGCTGTACGCACTGTCAGAGGGCTTCTTCTTCATGGCTCGCGCAGCAGGCGTGCTGTTCGCCGCCATCAAGCAGGGCGTCAACCCGATGCAGGAGTTGACGCGCTTGGCGGACGATATGAACGCGCGGATCGCCAAAGTAGCCAATGCGTTCAGCACCAGCGGCGATGCAGCGCAGACCAACGCCGCCGCCCTGCAGCAGAACACGGTAGCCGCCAACAGCAACACGTCCAGCACCATCGCCCTTGCCCTCGCCCAGAACCAGAGCGTGCTCGCGAGCGGCGCGGCGACCGAGGCCACCCTGGGTGTGGCGCGCGCCAACGTGCAGTTGCTGAAGTCCGCGGCCGAGGCGTCGAAGCAGATCGAGGTGAACATCACCACCAGCGAGAAGCTCCTGAAGGCGAAACAACTGGAGGGAGAGGCGACGCTGCATGCCGCACAGATCAGTGGCAACGCCACCACCATCATGGCTGCACAGACAGCCGCATCCCAGGCCAACGCCACCGCGGCCGCCGTCGTCGTCGCGGCTCGACAGGCCGAGGTGACTTCGACGCAGAGCCTGATCGAGCGCATCACCGCCCTGGCGCAGGCCAACGGCGGTCTGCGCGACGACCAGCAGAAGCTGGTGGACTCGCTGAACCAGAAGCTCGTCGTGCAGGCCGCCTCGGTCGAGAAGGCGGAGCAGGAGCGCCGGGGCCTCGTCGCTGCGGCCGACGCAGCCCGAGTGGCTGCCCTGGCTTACGCAGACAACTCAGCGAGTCTAGAGCAGTTCAATGCAGAACTCGAAGTCTCGAAGGCGGCGATGCCGGTGTTCGCCACCAACCTGCAATTGGCCAACGAAGCCTTGGCCGTGCAGCAGCGACTGCTCGCGGAAGGCGTTGGTTCCCTAGATGCCGTCCACGCGGCGCAGACGCGCGCCACCACAGCGCGGGAGGCCATGACGGAGGCCGCACGGCGTGCCGCGCAGGCCGAGCGTCTGTACAACGACGCCCTGGCCGACAGCGTGAGGAACATCGAACTGAAGGCGCGCGCCGAGGCGGCCAGCCTCCAGACATCGTTGGCCAGCGTCAACGTGGCACAGAAGCACGCCGAGGTCATGGTCGGCGTGGCACGCGCGCAGGGGGACGAGACTCAGGCCACCTACTACGCCATCGAGGCGAAGAACCACCAGATCGAGGCGATCCGCCTGACGACGCAGATCAAGCAGTTGGAGGCTCAGGCTACGATCCAATCGCTGGAGATCCAGAAGCAGGAGATCGCACTCAACGACCCACTGCGTGCCCAGAAGCTGCAAGAATTGGAGATCCGCATCCAACTGCAGAAGGCAAAACTGGCGGAGGCCGGCGCGTCGGCAGAGGTGATCCGTGGCATCGAAGCCGAGATCGCCGCCATACGCAAAAGCAACCTCGAGCGCAGCAGTAGCACGAGCAGCATCGACCAGAACACGGCGTCGCGCTACAAGAACGTCGAGTCGATCAAGGCCCAAGCGACAGCGGAGAAGGTGACCAGCGATGGGTTCAAGGCCAACGCGGACGGTTCTGCCGCAGGCGGGTTCAATACGCTGATCCCGATCGCAGATGCCAGCGCAATCATCGAGAAGAGGCGTACCGGGACCTTGAGTGCCAACGACCTGCAGCAGGCAAAACTGGCCGTCGAGCAGGCGCGCAACGCGCAAAGTTGGATTGACTCAGCCCGTACCCTCACAGGCTCGTTCATCTCGACCGAGGCCGAGCGGGGCGTCGAGGGTCTTGTGCGAAACAGCCAGGCTGCCCTGGCCAAGGTGGAGTTCCTGCAACGCAAGGAAGCCCGAGGCGGCGCAGGAGCGGGGCTCGGTGGCGCGGCCCGGGGCGAGACAGGGGGCCTCGGGGCACCGTCGGGGGGCAGTGCCACGAGCGCAGGTACGGTCAGTGTCAACATCAACCTCGGCGGCAAGCGCAGCACGGTCTCCGTGGCCAGTCAGGCTGACGCGAACGCCCTCACCGGGATCCTCCGAGAACTCGAAAACGCATCAGGGACCTCAACATGAGCATCACCATCAGCGACGGGACCACCACTGTCACTCTCAACCCCGATCTGTACTGGTCGGACGAGAACAACTGGAACCCGGTCGAACAGAGCGTGCAGTACACGCTCACTGGCGCCCTGGTCATCCAGGCAGGGCAGCGCCAGGCGGGCAGGCCGGTCACCCTCGAGCCCGAGAACGACAGCAGCGCATGGATGCCGCTGTCCATCGTGGCGCAACTGCGAAATTGGGCCGCAGTCCGAGGGCAGACCCTGACCCTTACACTCCGTGGCGCGGCCCGGTCGGTCATGTTCCGGCACCAAGATGGCGGCCTGGAGGCACGACCGATCGTTCACTACCGGGATCCCGCAGGCACCGACTGGTACGCCTGCACGATTCGACTGATGGAAATCTGACCATGGCCATTTTGAAGGGGGATGTCAAATTTGTAGCCTCGGAGGTCGTAGACGACGTCCCTGAAGGCGGCGGCGGGCCCACCAGTCACGTGATCGCAGATGGGGTCAGCAACGAGATTTTCAGCGACATTTCCGAGCTAGATCGTGCCGGCGGCAACGTGTCGCTGCGCAAGGTGTTCGTTGTCGTCGAGACCGACAACACCGACACGTTCCTCGATGCCAACGTGATCGTGGCCGAGCCCCCGACAGACCCCAACGTCACCATCACGCTGTTCAGCACCAAGTCGACGTTCGACACGCGCGACAGTGCGCGCCAACGGGTGGAGGCCTATTTGACAGCAGGCCCCGAGTGGCCGGGGTTCCTCCTGGAGAACCACGTAGCTGGGCAGCGGGTCATCCAACTGTTCCAGCGGTCCACCGAGCGCGAGCCCAACGTCGGGGAGACGTTGGTGCTCGTGTTCAACGAGGGCATCACCGGTGAGCTTGAGCAGTACGTGCGCGTGATCGGCACGTCGAGCGTCACGCGCACGTACACCAACTCGCAAGGTACGAGCTATGAGGCCACCGTGGTCTCGGCCGAATTGAGCGACGCGCTGCGCTACGACCTGCCCGGCACCGCGCCGAACGAGTTCTTCCAGCGCGGCTCGACGAAGACCAAGACGCGCGAGACCAGCGTGGCTGATGCGGCGGTCTACTGTGGCGTGTCCGAGACCGTCGCGGAGGTTGAGATCGGCGACTTGGCTACCACGGTGGACAGCGTCTTCACGCAACTGGTTCCCTCGGCACAGACGGAGATCCCGCTCGTCGATGTTGGCGCAGGCGGCTCGTCGGTGGCGGTCACCCCTGCCGGCGACGGGACAGTGACGTTCCAGAGCAGCCAGCCGTTCGACTCAGCCACCGCGTTGTCGTTGAGCAACCCCGTCCAGCCCGGCACCCTAACCATCACGGTGGGGGGCGTCAGCCTGTACGACAACGGCGGCCAGTTGTTCGACGGCGCCACCGCCATCGGCACCATCGATTACGCGAGGGGCACGATCCTGTTCGCAGGCGTGGCCGCACCATACACCGGCACCAAGACCATCTCGTTCAAGGCCGCCGCCGCGCCCGCTGTCATCTCCGACACGGCCCAGGTGCCGGTGACGCCCGAGTCGCGCTCGTTCAACTACATCATGACGATCGAGCCGACGCCGGCCCCTGGCAGCGTGCAGATCAGCTAATGGGGCCAGGAGCGCTGGTATGACCTTCGCGAAAACGGCGGCGGCGTGCTGCGGGGCACCGAATCGGCCTACGGTGTGGGATCGATCAACTATGCCACCGGTGCGGTCTCCGTGACCCTGGGCGCCCTGCCCGACGACGGCAGCTCCATCCTCTTCTCGTGGGGCACGAAGAACACGTTCGTCGACCGATCCACGATGACAGTGGCCAGCACCGCGGTGCGGACGCTGCTGCCCGACGCCCCAATCGCACCTGGCACCGTGGTCGTGACGTGGAACGACGGCACGGCGCGCACGGCCACCGATGACGGCAAGGGGGCGTTCACCGGAGACGCCACCGGCACGGTCGACTACGAGACCGGCAACGTCAAGCTCGCGCCGACCAGCCTTCCTCTCGGCGGCACGGAATACTCGTTCGCGTACTCGTCGCCCGATGAAGATGACGTGCAGAGCATCGGGTTCCCGGCCCCGACGCGAAACATCGACACCACGGTCACACTCGATCTCGGGCAGACCAACGTGACGCCCGGCACGGTCAAGTTGAGCTACGCGGTCACATCGCCAGCGCCGGAGACCGACTCGGACACGGAGTATCAGTACCTCGCGCCGCCCCGCGCCTACGCGCATGACAACGGGCTCGGCAGCATCATCGGCGAACTCGGCCGCGTGGCGGGCACGATCGACTACGCCACCGGTATCGTCACCTTCCAGCCGGACGGCGCGATGCTGGTTCGCCGCAGCTACTTCAAGGCGCTTGGCGTCGGCTACACCGTTCAGGGGTTCAGCGCATGACCGCAACCTACATGCCGTCCTACCGGCAGACCCTCACCGACTACGTCAGCAAGAGCGTGCTCATGCCGCCGGACGCCGACGTGCAGGTCACGTTCCAGGTCGACGGCTCGGACGTGCCGCACAGTGACGTCGCCGTGGCTGTCGACGGCATCGCCTACGACCTCACGCCACAGTACGGGGAGGCCATCCTGCCGGGCAGCGTGAACTTCACCGTCGGCGGCAAGACTTACTTCGATCGTCTCGGCTCGCTCTACACCGACCTCAACGTGACCACGGGGGCAGCTACCTTGGCCGGCACGATCAACTACTCGACCGGCGCGATTGCGTTGAGCCTGTGGGCCACCGGCCAACCGACAGCATTGGCGCTGCGCTCGCTGCTGACGTCTGCGGGGGACAACGTCGTCTCGGGCGTGACCTTCCGGGTGCCGGTGTCGCCGGTGAGGCCTGCGTCCCTGCAGATCCTGGCCACCAAGCAGCTGGGGGGCACGGTCAACGTCACGGCGGGGCTGGACGGCGCGATCACCGGTACCGGCGTGCGGGGCATGATCGACTACGAGAGCGGCGTGGTGGGTGTTGAGTTCGGCGCGCTGGTCACGGCGGCCGGCAACGAAGGCGAGGCGTGGTACGACCCGGACAACGTGGACGGTGGACTGATCTGGAAGCCAGCGTTCGTCTACGCAGCCACACTGCGCTTCAATGCAGTGGCCTACAGCTACTTGCCGCTCGATGCAGACCTCCTCGGGTTGGATCCGGTGCGCCTCCCGCAAGACGGCCGCGTGCCGATCTTCCGCAAGGGCGGCTTCGCTGTCATCGGCCACACGGCCACGCACACGCAGACCGTCTCGAACGGGCAGACGATCAACCTGGCTCGCACCCGGATCTCGCGCGTGCGCGTGGTCGGCGCCACCGGCGTCACGATCGACACGGGCTACAGCGAGGACCTGGAAGCAGGTACGGTCACGTTCAGCAATGTCACGGGTTACTCGCAGCCGGTGACGATCGAAGACCGGATCGAGGATCTGCTGCAGGTCAGCGACGTGCAGATCAGCGGCCAGTTGGCGTTCACGCGCCCCATCACGCACGACTACCCGGCCGGATCGTTCGTGTCGAGTGCGCTGATCGCAGGCGACCTGAAGGCCCGGGTGTCGGTGCTGTTCGACCAGCAGGCCTGGGACTCTACCACCTGGTCTGACGGCGTCGTGGGCTCGGCGGCCGTGGCCTCCTACAACGACACGCTGTCGCCCATCGAAGTCTCGAACTTCGGTGCGGTGACCGAGCGCTGGATCTTGCGCTTCACCAGCACCACGGCCTTCCAGGTCATCGGCGAGAACATCGGCGTCATCGAGTCGAGCAGCACGGGTGTGGTCACCGCACCGCTCAACCCGGCCACCGGCACTCCGTACTTCACGATCGCCGCGCTGGGTTGGGGCAGCGGCTGGGCAGCGGGCAACATCGTGCGCATGAACACGGTCGGCGCGCAGTTCCCCGTGTGGGCCGTGCGTACCGTGCAGCAGGGCGCGGAGACCGTGCTCGACGACCAATTTGAACTTCTCATCCGCGGCGACGTGGACCGCCCGTAAGGACCACCCATGACATCTCCCGTCAACACATCCGTCAAGTTTTTCCACAGCTTGATGACCAACGCGCCGGCCGTGTCCGGCACCGCAGGTACGCTCATGGCGCTGCTCGACGCGTGCCTGGTGGACGGCTTCGACCTGAAGACGGCCACCTCGTTGGTTGTCGCCAGCGGCGTAGCGACCCTTACGTTCAGCGGCACGCACAGCGCCGTGGTCGACTCGGTCGTTCTCGTAGCAGGCTCCAGCATCACGGCCCTGAACGGCGAGCAGAAGATCACGGCCGTGGGGGCGAACACGGTGTCGTTCGCGACCGCAGCTTCTGACGGCACGGCCACCGGTACGATCACGTTCAAGATGGCCCCGCTCGGTTGGACCAAGGCCTACACAGGCACCAACCTGGCCGCATATCGGTCACTGCAGGTAGGTGCCTCCGGCTTCTACCTGCGCGTCGATGACACAGGCACTCTCTCAGCGCGAGTGGTCGGATACGAAGCCATGTCAGCCATCAGCACGGGCACCGGGCCGTTCCCAACGGCCACGCAGATTTCAGGCGGGCTGCACTGGACCAAGTCTGGCACGGCCAACGCAACGGCTAACCAGTGGTTCCTGGCGGGCGACGGGTTGAACTTCTACGTTGGAATCGCACCAACCTCGGGAGCCACGCCTGCCAACTTGGCGCACTCGCTGTACTCGTTCGGCGACCTGGTCCCGTATCGCGATGCTGGGGACCCGTGGACCTGTACTCTGACGGGAGCGCCATCCAACACTACGTCTTCGCCGCACATCGGTACCCTGACCGTGGCCGAAGGTACAGGCACCTTCGCGGTGCGGAATTTCACGGGCTTGTCTACGAGCTTTCAGTCGATCAGCTACACTTTTTGCGGGTCAAACAGTTCCGGTACGATTTCAGGAGCGGATACCACCCTAGGGGGCTTCCCGAGCAGAGTCGACGGGTCATTGAGGCTGTCTCGCCGCTTCCTCCGGTCATTTGACTCCTCGTACCCGGAGCC